GCCATTTTATGATTAACCTTTTCTATCTGTAAATACAATAGCATGTCCGAGTATTACAGCCAGGTAACAGAGCCCGGACCGAAGTTTCTGAGTCAGCAGACACGTTTTTCTAGTGCGTCTGAAGTTACCGAAATGAAGAAGCGGGCGGTAGTGAACCAGTATTACACGAATTATCCGCAGTCTCAGAAGGCTGCGTACGCCTCGACTTACACGACATTCAAGGCAGGTGCGGTCTACAAGATCCGCAAGACCGTCGCTGCCGGTTCTTGGTTGCCGACGTGCCTGACCAACAACAATAGCTTTGTCCAGGCCAGCAATAAGACAGTGGTCCCTGGAGGCGAGAAGCAGACGCTCAACATGCAGATTGCCTCCAAGGCGGTGATCAACAACCCTCAGTAGTAGGCCATCCCGGGAGCCTGTGCACTCTCCTTCATTTTAGGGATCTTCGTGAACTCCGAGAACCGGTCCATGAACGGAACCGGGGGTATGGGGTAGAGCTCGTGGACCGAGTTGCTCCGCTTGTAGACCCCATGAATCACCTTGCGAGTCTGTGTCCCGATCCAGTCGTATCCGAAGCGAACGCTCATGTACGAGTGAATGAGAACAAAGAGGACAAGGATGCCAATAACGATATACGGCAAGTTCCGATACATTAATCATACCCTATAAGATAATATAGTAAGAATGGGTGGAGGACTTATTCAGCTCACCGGATTCGGAGCCCAAAACGTGTTTGTCAATGGAAATCCGTCCATGACCTACTTTACGAAGATGTATAAGCGGACCACGAACTTTGCGATGGAGCATTTCCGCCTGAGCATCACCAATATTACAGACACTACTCTCCCCGGAGCCGGAACCAAGACCTTTACGTTCCCAGTTCCTCGCTACGCTGATCTCGTGCACGACTGCTACGTGTGTGTCCAGATCCCGGACATCTGGGCTCCCTTGTCCGGATACGACCAGAACACGTCGCTGGCGTATGAGACTGCATTCCAGTGGGTGCGCAACTTAGGGTTTAACATGATAGAGAGTGCCTCTGTTCTCCTCAACGGAACCGTGGTATCCACCGTGACGGGAGAGTGGATGAAGGTCAAGAGTTACTTAAAGAACAACAAGACCCAGCGGGCCAAGATAGATGCCATGGTGGGCAATACACCGGACATGTACGATCCCGCCAACGCCCCAGGTCGCACGAGCCAGTATCCCAACGCGATCAACGTCTCTGCCACCAACACGGCTCCTCCCGCCCCTTCTATTCGTGGGCGTCAGCTGACGATTCCCCTCTCCTTCTGGTTCTGCGAAGAGATCGGACAGTCCATTCCCCTTGTGAGCCTTCCCCAGACCGAAGTGTCCATCCAAATCACCTTCCGCAATATCTACAACATGTTCACGATCCTGGATACTCGTCGCCCTCCTACCAAGGTCGGAGGAAACCTGGTTCCCAGCACCAACCCAACCTTCCAGACTCGCATCACGGGGAACCCGGGAGACTCGTCTCTTGGAATTCAGAACTTTCTGTCTTACCCCGACGTCTTGGGCAATCCTACGAATGCATCCCTGGTCACCTGGAATCTTGATCCCTACATCGAGGCCAACTACATCTTCTTGACAGATACCGAGCGTGCCCACATTTCCGCATACGAGCGGTCATTCTTGATTACGCAGGTAAGGTATGTGAAGAGTGACAACCTTTACGGATACAACAAGACCCTCATTCCGATGTACAATCTTTGCACCCGCGTCGTCACCCTGTTTCAGAGGGAAGACCGTGTTCTCTTGAACGATTGGGACAATTATACCAATTGGGATTCTATCTTCTACCCTCCAGTGCAGACGTATCCCAGCGTTCTTCCGACTCTCAATAAACCTGCTACACCCGATCAGTGGTACTCGACTGGAATCCAGCTGTCAAACTCTATGAACTCCCAGGATATTATGCAGGAGGGAAACCTTGTGTTCGATGGCACCGACCGATTTGTGACCAAGAACGTGAACTTCTTCCGCAATATCCAGAATCTGCGGTTCTCAGAGGGAGATACCACAAGCCTGCCCGGTATCAACGTATACTCGTTTGCACTGGATCCCAATACGATTACCCAGCCCTCGGGAAGTGCGAACGGGTCTATGTTCAATAAGACAACGTTACAGTATACGCTCCTTGTACCCCCGATCGTCCAGACGGGAGTCGTATCGCAAATACCGGTGTGTGTGGTCAAGAGCACGACATTCAACCCGACTCCGACGCTGGTGCCCCCTGGAGCCACTACATCACCGGCTCCAGGTATTCCTCCTCTCATTAGTCCGGGAGATACGGTCACAGTCTACCCTTCTCCTACAAATCTCCAGATCCAGTACGATGGATACTCCTCTATAATTTATGTAGAATCCTACAACTTCCTGAAGGTTACAAATGGACAAGCAAATCTTGTGTTTACTACATAATAGATAGACCTAGATGGCCGACAACACGAATGATCCCGTTGCCGATGTCCCCCCCGAGCAGGTGGCCACTGAGCCATCCGGCCCTGTGGTATCGTCCGCCAACGGTCTCCTGCTCTTCATTTTCACCCATGTCCTTATCCTCATTTACTACCGTGCTGCGTGGTATGCTCTGGAAACCCTCATTTTTGAAAACTTCCCGGCAATCGGAGCATATTCTACTTTTATACTGATCCCGTTCCTGATTCCCCTAGCTGGAATGTTTGCATCTGTCGTCAATGCTTCAGCAGGGGGTCTCACGGCCTGGACACTGAGCGTGGTCGGTATCGCATCCTCGGTCATGATCGGTGCCCTTATCTACATTATCGTCATGGGCATGCCACCGGCAGCGTCTGCATTAGCAGCTTCGCTCTTCAAATCGGGGTCTCCTGCTCCGGCAACTCCAGCGGCTGCTTGAGAAGGGGGGTTGAGGCCTCTAGGGTATGCAGTTCATCCATGGCCTGCTGAGGATTCTCAAAGTTGCGAAACAAGATCTGGTTGACTTCTGCGGGGCTCCACTTCTCGTCCATGGTGGGATCGTCAAAGAGGGCGTGGCTGACCCCATCCGTGATATCGTAGAACCCTTCAATCATCTCTTTCAGGACAGTTCGCGAACACTTCTTGAAATGGACGATCATATCGATGCGACCGGGACGAATGAGAGCACGGTCAAACCGTTCGGGGAAATTGGAGGTGAATACCATGATACGGCCAGAGGATTCCAGGGTTCCATCGAGGAGGTTCAGAAGGAAAGAAAGATCGATGGGGTCCTTGATAATATCATCATCCATCTCGGGGGCAAACGGATCCTTGGGGGCCTGCACTGGCTCAGGACGCTTCCATTCCCGCTTCAGGAGCACATCACCCATAGCATCGGCGTCCTCAATAATGTAGACACGCTCGGAGATGGGAATAGTATACTTCTCCAGGGTATTGCCGTTATAGACGTGGATATCGTCGCTGAAAAACAGGTGGCGGAGCTGGGTCTTGGTCTTGATTTCCGAGAGCTGGATGTTCACAGGATGACGACGGGCGACGTTGGCAATCGCCTTGATCTCGGACGTCTTGCCCGTCCCGGGGTCTCCGTGAAACAGGAAGCCGAGAGTATACGGAATGCCCTTGCGTTCGTACCACGATCGCTTCTCCAGGAAAAAATTGACACGCTTCTTGACCTCGGGTTGCTGTTCAAAGTAAACGTTCTCAAACGTGCGGGTGGTAGAGAACTTGTGTTTCGTGTAAACGAGGAACGTGTTGGGCAAGGGGTTCTGATTGGACTTCCGCTTCTTATTGTCCACCATCTGATCGAAAAAGTAGAGATCGTTTCCGAGCTTGTTGAGCATTCGGCGTTCATAGTCCTGGTTGCAGGAGTCCACGAACTTCTGAAGGGTCTGGATCGGGTGGTTGTAGCAGAAGATCTGGAACTTGATATTCTTGATATTTCCATCGTCCACGTCCACCTGCGTGAGCTTGAAGTAAATATCCTCATCCAGTCGCACGGACTCAAACTCGTACGGAAGGTAATCGTGATTGGCGATAGAGAGAAGACGCTTGGTCGCGGGGGAGCAGGCCACGTAATGAATGATGGCGTCCATGCGGGTCATAAAGAGGGGGGCCTGACCGCCCTTGGTGGGAGGAGGAGATCCACGCTCACACTCTATGACTGCAGACGGTTTGCGTTCATCGGCCAGACCCCCGGCCGTACGGAACGTTGTTTGGACAAGGGAGGACCAAGAAGGGTAGAGTGCCATACCCCTCTCATACAAAGATAGACCGACAAAGGCTAGGAGAGGACGAAAACTATTTCCCGTCGTCGTCAAGACTTGATAGAGCATTGACATCTTGAGGAGATCTCCGAGAGATGCCATTGTTGTCTTCGAATATTTCATCGGGTGGAGCCAAACGCTGTTGCTGTCAGGCACTTGTCCAGGGTGGGAATACCCTCGTGCACGGGCTTGGACCGTTTCAGGCGGAGCTGTTGAGAGGCCTTGTTCACCGTCTCGCTGGAGAGGGAGACATAAGACTTGACATCGCGGACCGATGACTGGGTGTTCACCGAAGGCATATACAGTCGGACCGGGGGCATGGCGAGCTGAAGAGGTTTACTACAATGCTGAATGAATTCGCGATACTGCTGAATATCCAGATTCCCGCCAAACATGCGGAGAACTCGCTTATCAGGGGCTGGCTGAATATCCCGGTCTCCGTAGAGGGACCGATACACGGATCGCAGGAGGGAGTGACGCATCCACTTGTCGGATTCCGTCAGGCCAGACTCGCGATAAATGTAGGAGAGGCAACATTCGGGACTACAGAAATTGCCTTCGGCAGTATACATATTCGTATACACGTCATAGTGCGTGGGGATGACAAAGGACTCGCCAGAAAAGGAGTGACAGCACCAGAAGCAGGCAACGCCTGGGGGATAGCATGATTGGACCGAAAACTTGGACATCAAATCTTGGACCACAGTCTCATCGAACCGCCGTTCCTGAGCCTCTGTCTTCTGGAGAATATCCGAATACTCTAGGGCTCCTCCCGAAGGAGCAGGAATATCGACTCGCTCCTCCTCGAAATCAAAGTCCTTCCCTATCCTAAGGAAAAAGATCACAGGGGGTAATTCCACAGTGGGTTCCTCAGTCTTCTTAGACTTCTTTCCGCGAGCAGGGGGCATTTACATGAATATGGATTTTCTGTGTAAAACGGACTGGACTTTTGGAAAGTAAAGGGGGGTACACATCATCATGGCAGAGGCATACAAGAAGCACACGCACCGCGAGCACATCCTATCACTGCCCGATACCTATATCGGGTCTATCGAGACATCGCACGAAGACATGTACGTCGTGGAGAACGAGGCGTTCGTTCAGAAGAACCTGTCGTTCAATCCTGGATTCTACAAGCTGTTTGATGAGATCGTGGTGAACGCCCACGATCAGGTGGTGCGGATGCGGCAACGGGGCTCCGACAATCCAGTCAAGAATATCACAATCGAGATTTCGGCCGACAATCAGACCATCACAGTGGAGAACGACGGAGAAGGTATCACGGTGGCCGAGCACCCGGAGTACAAGGTATGGGTTCCGCAACTGGTGTTTGGCGAGCTCCTGACCTCCACGAACTACGACAAGGATGAGAAGAAGCTGGTGGGTGGCAAGAACGGCTACGGCGTGAAACTGGCGAATATCTTCGCGAAGAAGATG